GTATTGATTTTGAAATTTACAACTATGTTCTTTCTAAAAAAAAATAGCCCCACCCATAATTGAGTGAGGCATATTTTTTATTATTTAGGAAATTTATTCATCCACATTTGGGTCTTTGGAGTTATGCCTTTCCAAGAAGACCAATCATCTCCACCCTTTGTCATATAATATGCAATCTCTGCATTTTTTACGGGATTAAATAGTTCAGCATTAGAGTCAAGATCAAACTTTTCTCTACGGTCTGGACCAAGGGAATCAATCATATTAATTTGAAACATGCCATAAGATGAATCACCAGTTTCATGGTTGCCGTTAAAAGCCAATGGTCTTCCATTAGACTCTTTTTTAGCAACTGCCCAAGCAACAACAAGGTCTTTGCCCTTGAAGCCTACTAGTGAAAGCAGTTCCTTTAGTTCTAAATCAGTAAGAGAAACCTTGTTTTCAAAACTCTCTAGTTTTTTTGCCTTAGAAACCAAAAAAACCTCTTTCGAGGTAGTTTCCGATGTCTGGGCCTGTTTCAGGCTAAGGTTGTTTTTAGTATCAAAATCTGAAGAAGCATTAGCGTTAGAGGTAACCGCTAATAACAATACGATACTGAGTGTGCTAATGATCTCTTTGTTTCTTTCGATAAATTTAATCATAGTTTCCTCCTTAGAAAACAATAACACCTTGGTAGGTGTTACTACTAAGTATATCATGAGATTTTTCAAAAAGCAACTTTATGACATGGTATAATAAAATTACTATGGCATCAGGCAATACAAATGACGGTATATTTAATTTACCATTTCCAGTACTAGACGATCCAGTAAATGTTCACAAGGATATTGAGGCACTTGCTGATAGACTAAAAATTGTGCTGCCACCACTGGGAATATCAGCATTTCAGTTGGGCGTGATAAATAAAAGCGGTCAATCATTAAACGCAGGACATCCTGTATATATAACTGGATATTCAACAAAACCAGAAATATCTTATGCCACACAATCAACAGTTGGTCCAATTTTAGGTTTATTAAAACAACCACTTGCAAACAATGCTGAAGGAATAGTTGTAGTTGCTGGAGTTATGGAAAATATTAACTTAAGTTCTGGTAGTTATGTAAATGGCAATCCAGTTTATGTTGGAGTATCTGGTGGCCTTACTGGAACTAGACCTGCTACTGGAAATGCCACCGCTGTTGGAGTTGTTGCAGCAACTGGGGCTAATGGAATTTTAATTGTTCAAGCAAAAGGTAACGGAACTTGGCAAGCACTTAAAGACGGAATGTCTTAAGCGTGGTATAATTTTACAATGGCAACTCTAAGAGGATCTCAAACATCATACGACATAGGAAACAAACCTCCTACAGTTATTTGGACTGTTGTCCGTGGAGATACTTCTGGTTTTAAAGTTTATGTAACTGATGATGCTAAAGTGCCTTTGATTTTAAAGGGTCCTGGATCTGAATGGGATATTGCTATGAAGATTAAAAGACCAACCTCAACCCCTGGAGTTATTACAGATGCTGCTACAACAATTATGGCATTACAACCAAGAGCAGATGAAGATGATCTTGTAGGAGAGTTTACAGTTTGGCTTACAGCAGAAGAATCCAATGTCTTGCAGACAGGAGACATCTTTGATATTCAGGTTAGCGATCCATCAAGAGTTTGGACAGTTTGCCAGGGCAGCATGAAGATTCTTGAAGATGTAACAGACTAATGGCAACATCAGTAATACTTGATAGCCTACAAAACAAAACAGAAAAAATATTTCCAATAGACTATCCATTAGTTCAAATAGAAAATTTTACAAGAAACACTTTAGTTACAGACATACTTCCTTTTAGAGTTAAGTTTTCAGCAATTCAAATTGTGGCTATTGGTCTTGGAAATACTCCAGGAATTCCGCTACAAGTTATTGGATATAGCAACTACATTCTCTAATAAATTTATTAAAATAGGTGTTATAATTACCACATGGCTAAAATATCAATCGCAGGAGTTAAAAGTCTATTTCAAACAGGTGATAGACCAACTCAAGAAAATTACGTAGATTTAATCGATACCACATCTGCCCAATCAACAGACTTAGGTTCTGCAGGTAATAATGAAATCACAATCAACGGAATTGAGAACGTAACTGTTATTGATGACTTTGATGCAACAGCATGGCGCATGGTTAAGTATATTGTTTCAATATCAAAAACCACTGCAGGGCAAAACAAATTTTATGCAACAGAATTAACAGTTCTTGTTGACGGTACAAATCTAAATGTTACCGAATATGGAACTATCGACAATGATGGGAATATTGGCACCATTAATGTCTCCCGCACTGGAAATACCGTGGCCTTAACAGTCACTCCAGTAAGCGGTATTACACCTATAACAGTTCGTTATGCACGAATTGGATTAAAGGCTTAAGGAGATATAAAAAATGGCAACAGTAAATAAAAATTTCAAGGTAAAAAATGGCCTTGTCGTTGAAGGTTCAACAGCAACCGTCAATGGAAACAACGTACTTGTAGAAACAGCGTCAGATCAATACATTATTGATTTAATTGGTGGAGAAACACTTGTTACCTCCGTTGAATCAACACAGATGGAAGTTATTTCTGGCGAACTAAATATTAAGTCAGGCGTATTTGATGTATCAGGAGCAGCAGCAGCAGCACAGTCTGCAGCAGCATCAGACGCTACTACAAAAGCAGCAAATGCTAAGTCAGAGGCAATCTCTGCAGCAGCAGCAGATGCAACAAGCAAAGCAAACGCAGCACAAGCAGCAGCAGAAGGAACAGCAGCATCAGCACTTAGTTCTGCAATTAGCACAGAGGTTTCAAACCGTAATACAGCAATTTCAACTGCAGTAAGTACATTAGTAGACGGTGCACCAGACCTTCTTAATACATTAAATGAATTAGCAGCAGCAATTAATGACGATGCTAATTACACAACAACACTTACATCAGCATTAGCAACAAAGGCACCACTTGCTTCTCCAGAACTTACTGGAGTTCCAACAGCACCTACTGCAGCAGCAAACACTAATACAACTCAGATTGCAACTACAGCATTTGCTAAGGCAGAAGCAGATGCAGCAGAGGCTGCAGCAATTGCACACGCAGATGCTCTAACAACATCTGATGTAGCAGAAGGAACATCACAATATTTCACAGATGCTCGTGCTAAGTCTTCAGCAGCAGACCTTTTGGTTGGTGCAACAAAGACTAACATTACAATTACAGGAACAGGTTCAGGACTTACTATTACCGCAGAAAACGGTGTAGCAGATTCTACAACATCTGACTTAGCAGAAGGTTCAAATCTTTACTTTACAAATGCTCGTGCAATATCTGCAACAGCAGCATCATACGATGTATTAGGTGCAGCATCAGCAGCACAATCTGCAGCAGCAACAGACGCTACTAATAAGGTAGCAGCAGAAGCAGCACTTAGAATATCAGGAGATGCAGCATCAGTTGCAACAGCAGCAGCAGATGCAACTACTAAGGCAAACAATGCAGCATCAGCAGCAAACAGTTACACAGATGGAAAAATTGCAACAGAAGTTACAGATCGTAATAATGCTATTTCATCTGCAATCTCAACAGAAGTTTCAAATCGTAATACAGCAATTAGTACAGCAGTATCAGGTCTTGTAGATGGAGCACCAGCACTTCTAGACACTCTTAATGAGTTGGCTTTAGCACTTGGTGATTCACCAGACACAATTACAAGTCTTACAACTCTTGTTGGAACTAAGGCTCCATTAGCATCACCAGAATTGACTGGCGTACCTACAGCCCCAACAGCAGCAGCAGATACAAGTACAACCCAGATTGCTACTACAGCATTTGCTAAAGCAGAGGCTGATGCAGCCCAAGCAGCAGCAGAAGCAACTGCAGCAGCAGCCAACACAGCACAAGAAAATGGTACAACACCATTTACAGCATTAAATATTAATTCAGTTGCTAAGCAAGTTGCAGCAACACTATCAGTACCAACAGCAGGAGTTCAGACAGCCTATTCATGGGCTAAGGCTGATTTCCGTTCAGCAGAATTCCTTGTAAGAGTTGGCGCTGGAGCAAATACTGAGATGTCAAAGGTACTTTTGACACTTGACACTTCAGATAACATTGCAATCACAGAGTACGGAATTGTGTCAACAAATGTTGCACTATCAACAGTTTCTGCAGCAATATCAGGAAGTAATGTTGAATTAAAGGTAACAACTTTAAACAATACTTCAGTGATTACTGTTATGGGAACATTGATTAAGTAGTAAAAAATAAAATAGTTTGAAAAAGGAGCAGTAAATGGCAACAGATAACAAAGACTTTAAGGTCAAGAATGGACTAGCCGTAGCAAACGGCGGTATATTCGGTGGTACTGTAACAGTAGCCGCTCCTACTCAAAACACACATGCAGCAACAAAACAATATGTAGATGAAAAAGAAATATTAGTTGCTACAGAAAGTTCAGCACCTGAATCAGCAGTAAATGGTCAACTGTATATTGACACTGTCTCTCAGAGACTTGCTTTTTATATAGATGGAACATGGCATACACTGACAACATTTAATGATATACAAGATATTCCACAACACATTCACGATACAGCAATCGATGGAACTGGATTCATAGTAAGCCAATACCAAGATGCTGGTTATTATAATGATGCAAGCAGTACACCAGTTGACGCTGGAAACTACAATACCAATTCATGGACAGTAACATGGGATGGCGGATTAGCAGTAGATAACTTCAATTAAAAATGATGTTATAATAAGATAAGTAATTGGGCAGCCCCCATAAGGAGAAATAAAATATGGCAACAAGAATGCAACAGCGCAGAGGTACTGCAGCACAATGGACATCAGCAGATCCAATTTTGGCAGCAGGAGAAATTGGTTTTGAGTCCGATACTGGACAATTTAAAATTGGTGATGGAGTCAACCACTGGGAAGAACTGTCATATTTTAAAAACTTAGAAGACCTTGGCGGATCACTTGAGGACTATATTTTAGTAACTTCAAGAGCACAGGCAAATGGTGTAGCAACACTTGACGCAGCAGGAAAAATCCCTGTAGCACAACTAGGAAACCTAATTGATGGAGCACCAGATGCTCTAAACACTTTAAATGAATTAGCAGCAGCAATTTCAGATGATGCAACATTTGCATCAACCATGGTGTCTGCTTTAGCACAAAAGGCTTCATCAGCATCAGTAGATAGCCACACTAACGCAACAACAGGAATTCACGGTATTCCAGACACAGCACTATTAGCAACAAAGACTTATGCAGATACTGCAGTAAGTAACCATGAAGCAGATACAACATCAGTTCACGGAATTGCAGATACATCAGCACTAGCAACAAAAAATTATGCAGATTCAGCAGTATCAACACACAACTCAGACACAACAGATGTTCATGGAATTGCAGATACTTCACTCCTAGCACTAAAGTCAGAGGTTGCAGCAGTAACAGCAACTACACTTGGTCTTGGAAACGTAAATAATACAGCAGATGCATCAAAGCCAGTATCTACAGCACAGGCTGCAGCAATCGCAACTGCTAAGTCAGAAGCAATTGCAGATGCAACAGCACAGGTAACCGCAGTAATTGCATCAGCACCAGGAGCACTTGATACTCTTGACGAACTAGCAGCAGCCCTTGGAGATGACGCAAACTTTGCATCATCAGTAACAACTAGCCTTGGGTTAAAAGTAGATTCTTTAACACCAATTTCACAGAAGACAACATCATACACACTTTCATCACTAACCGAAAGAGACGATCTAATTGAAATGGGTTCAGCATCAGCAATGACTCTTACAATCCCAACAGATGCAACTCTAAACTTCCCAATTGGAACTTCTATTGATATTCTTCAAACTGGAGCGGGACAAGTAACAATTGCCCCAGTATCAGGAACAGTTACAGTTAATGCAACCCCTGGCTTGAAACTTCGTACACAATGGTCATCTGCAACTCTCTTAAAGAGAGCAGAAAATACATGGGTTGTGTTCGGCGACTTGACAGCGTAATACAAAATTTAACAAGAAATTAGGAGATTAAAAAATGGCAGCAGGAAAAAGAATAGGTAAGAAGTCCCAAGCGTCAAATGACCACTTGGCACCATTAGCACCAACAATTACTTCAATAACAGATGTTGGCGCAAGACCATTTGGTAGCGGTGCATTAGTAGTTAATTTTACTCCTAATCCAAACGGTAATGCTGCAACATCATATACAGCAGCAGGCTTTTGCAGTGTACACAATACTATCCACTCTGCAACTGGCTCAAGTTCTCCTTTAACAATTACTGGCTGGGGTTCAAATATTACTTCAACTATTACAGTTACTGCAACTAATAGCGCAGGAACATCACCAGCATCAGAAGGAGTACTTTCACCATTAATTACAACAAGACCAGATAAACCTGCTGCACCTACTGCAACTACTCCTTCAGCAGGAGTTGATCGGATTACATGGTCTGCTCCAGCAAATGGTGGTAAGGCAATAACTAGTTATAACTGGGCATCTTCTGACGGTAAGTCTGGATCAACAGCATCAACATCTGTTGACGTTGCACAAGAACAAGGATCTGCTCAGACATACACAGTTACAGCAACTAATGCTAATGGAACATCTCAAACATCTAATCCATCAAACAACGTAACTACAACATTCTCATTTGCTCCATTCGGTGCATTCGGTGCATTCGGTGCTTTTGGTGCATTCGGTGCATTTGGTGCATTTGGATTTAGTTTTTCATTAAACATAAATACAGAAGTTCTTATGTCAACAGTTGCAGGTGAACCACAAGCATCAAAACCTGCTGGACAACTTCAAGTTGGAGATAAATTGTTAGCCTTAGATCTTGGAGACGAGGCTGATGACAATTCTCCAGCATATTGGCAAAATTGGACATTGCCTTCAAATTTCACTCTATCAAATGAAAACGTTGTTGAAACTACAATTACATCAATTGGTATTGTCCCAGAAACAGAGTTCATTTATATTGATGGAGATATGTTTTCTCCTACACACTGGATTTTGACTAAAAAAGATGGCATTGTAAAATTTGTTCAGTCATCAGAAATAGATACAACATATCAAAGATATTCATATACAGAAAATTCATTTGTTGATATTGTTCTTGTTGAAACTCTAGAGTTAAATATGCAAAAAGTTGCTATAAACTGTGAGCCACACGATAACTTCTTTACTAAGCAAATGCTTGTAAAAGACTTTACGCCAAACAAAATACCGCCTGCTTAATATAACAGATTTATCTAATTTAATTGTTGTGATATACTGTTAATATGAAAAAAAACAAGCCTTCAACGGTTAGGTTTATTAACACTTTTCCAAAAATGAAAAATGTTTTTCCTACTCCAGAACCTGCTGCAAAAAATATACCAACTTGGTATAAAAAACTTGAAAGTTTTTATGATAATGACACAACGCCAGTAAACGGTCATCAACAAATAACTGTTAAAAGGTGTGTTGCATTTTTAGATATGCTTTCAAGTGGATATATAATAAAAACACCATTTGATATATATATAGACACAACTGGAGATACACCACAATTTGATATTCCAGAAACAATGAAAGTATTTGTTAGTCTTGGAAACAAGGCTTTAACTGGAAGTCATGATCTTAAACAAGTTGCTGGATACCCATTTGATAATGACAAATACATAGAATATCTATTTAGAGTAAATGTTGTTTGGACTGTTGAAACCGATCCTGGATATAGCACACTTTTTATACAGCCACAGCATCAAGAAGTTTCTCCACTATTTGCAATATCAGCAATAATTGATACAGACACTTATCCATCCGATGGTTTGATGTCTTTTTTAGTAAAAAAGAATTTTAAAGGTGTTCTTCCAAAAGGAACTCCTTTGTTACAAATA